CGCTGGAAGAAAGAACGTGAAGAAAAGACGTTCGCCGGCGAAGCCGGCTTTAGGGTTACAGTCAAGCCATCCCGACTTTAGGGTTACAGTCAAGCCATCCCGACTTTAGGGTTGCAGTCAAGCCATCCCGACTTTAGGACGTGGCGTGTGCTTGCCGCGGACTGGGCCCGGGTTTAATGTTAGTCAAGTTCCCACGAACTTTAGGGTGTGGCGGACGCCATCCACACTTTAGGGGTATAAAACCAGAAATAGAAAGAGAAATCATAATTAGCCATGGTAAGACGACGCGTGAGGAAGGGACGATCGAAGCGGAAGTTCAAGAAGAAGGTACGCAAAGTCTTTAAGAAGATGATGCGTAAGAGGAAACAAAAGAAGAGAGCACGCAGTTCTGGAGCACCCACTAGGGACTTAGGTATTGGTGCCCAGCTATTTGAGAAGAGAGCAGCTACTATGTTTAAGAGCAGGTTATCAAACTCTTCTAGGCTTCTCAAAGCTGTTGCTGCTAACGAGAAGACCTTTATACAGACTATTCGTGGCATTCAGCCATATAGGAATACGACTACTCGACCTATTAGTTTCCTAGGAGATATATTTGCACCAGAGCTTGGAGGAGGTGCATACTGGCTATATAATGCGTACAAGCCTCTGATTGGCAGGGTTTACTCTCCGTGTATCACGGTTGATTTGACTTCGTGTCAAAACTTATTTGTCGACCCCGCCGGGGCGTACCAGTTAACTAACTACAACCCTGTGAAAAGATTGTCTTTTAATCAAGCAGGTACTAATGTTCCTGCAACTGAGGCATTATTTGATGATTTAGGGGCGTACCTTGCTGATGGAGCCACTGTTGATACCAGTGGTTGGCAATCAAATGTCAATTCAGCGTTACCCGGAGGTCAACGTATCTATCCCTCAGACAAGTGTATGCTTCGTAGCACCGAGATTGATCTATTCTTCTATGGTGCTGCGTCATATGCAACTGAATTTTGTATTCAGATCATTAAGATTAAGGATGATTGGCTGGCACCTGAGGTCATGCAAGACACTACGTCTTCTGTTGATTACAGGTTAAACCAACTTGCATTTTGGGACTGGTATGTCAAGCAGTATGCTGCACATCCACTTGCTTCACAGCCGTCACAGGCTAACCATATGAAGGTTCTTGCAGAGAAGAAGTTTACCCTTCAGCAAGTAACCAGCAATGAAGGTACATACTTTCTTGCACCATATACATATCCCGTGTCTACCGGCGGTCAGACCGGCAACTTTGGAAATGTTGCTCCTGGTGGTCCACCTAAGAGCATTGGACATAATCAGCGTATCAAGATGACACTGCCATGGAATAAGGCGCTAAACTTCAATTGGCAGAATCAAGGCAGAGACTCTGCAGGACTTTCAAATCCATCATCTACAGCTCTACAGATTGGTCAGGCCACCGGGACTGTGAGACCAAAAAGCCGAATTTACCTTACTATTCGTGCTTTGAACCCAGTGACCACTACTATTAGTGCGCCACCTGCTATAGGGACACCCTTTATAACCCCGGCAAACACTCCTAGTTTTGACATGAAGCTGAGGAACGTATTTACACAGCTCAGTTAGATTACAAAAGGGCTAGGAAAGGCAGTAGGCCTTAGTATTACCCTAGCCCTACACCGTTACGTTACAAAAATAAATTTTTGAGTATAAGGTCCAATGCCTTTTAGTGAATGTAATCTACATGAACCTCAAAGCTATTTCTGCCCCTAGTTCCCCCCTTAGATAGTTTTGCACGTCAAACTCCTGGCAGCGTCCCGCAGTCCACATCTCCGCGTTGTGGTGGACGTTAGCAAAGACGATGACATGCGGAGGAGTGAACACCTTGTTCACGCTCTCGTACTTAGAGCTAAACAGGGAGCCGGAGGCGACCTTCTCCGCAAAGATGTGCAGGTGGTCCATGTTCTGTGACTGGGCCCTTGCTATGTCGATGCAGACGACGGGCTGTCCCTGGTATGCATATGCCATGTCCTGGACCCTTCCGTCTAGCATGACTGCTCCCATGTTGGTGACCAGGTAGTTGCACAGGAATGACTTGCCTGTGTTCCCCATAGGATCGTAGATCCAGGTCACTGTCCTGCCATCTGGCACTGCGTCCAGGCCCTGGACTATGTGCTTCTGCCAGCCCCTGAGTTCCACCTCCTGCTCCTTAGGCACTGCTCTGAATGCTGTGTATGCCGCCTGTAGCTGCTTGCAGTTGTTGGCGAAGACCTTGGCATTTGTTTTGACGAAGTCATGCTGGATCTGATTCCAGGTCCTCCCTGCCTCCACCATGTCAGCTAGGCGTTTATACATGGTGTCGATGGGTTTCTCCCTATCACAGGCACGGCCCGCACCCCTCTCGGCGTATCCAGGCGCCTTCCAGAAGCCGTGATCCCATGCAGTCGCTTCCTTCCGCGCGTAGTCGCGGCTGGCTTGGAGGTCTCTGGCTGGCTCAAAATGGGCTCCGTCGAGCTCTGGCAGCTGGCGAACAATTGCCGACGGACGGGTAGCTTCTGTGCAGTCGATGTGTCCCTGGATGTGGTCTCGTCCAGTGGTGGGGCACGTCTCGAAGTTGCAGATAAATTGGTTGACTGTGTTGACCGCCCCGCTGTCCAGTTTGTTATGAACGCTGAGGAATGTGTCGGTGAGGGATTCATTCTCGCCGAATAAAGTAAAAGCAAATGAACGAGCGATAGAGTTCATAGAATAGAAATAATTATAAAAAAGAATAGAAAGCCGCGATATATACCCGCGGCATGTACGGCGCAGCTTCTGTCACGCGTAGAAACTGGAAGAAAAGACGCGAAGAAGTGACGCTGGAAGAAAGAACGTGAAGAAAAGACGTTCGCCGGCGAAGCCGGCTTTAGGGTTACAGTCAAGCCATCCCGACTTTAGGGTTACAGTCAAGCCATCCCGACTTTAGGGTTGCAGTCAA